CTAATTTAGCAATTTGTAATCGGAGAACGTGATCACTTCTTCCCCTACCCAACTATTAATCTCTTTCAATCGTTCTTGCAATGGGATTATCTCATTAATAAAAAACACTCGCGTTGCCTTTTCAACGTCACCAAAGCCTCCAGTATTGTTAGGCACAATTCCCATCAGTTGCGGTGGCACACGGTGCGCGGCTAACACATCATCACGGCTTGCATTCTTAATATTTAAGAAATCATCTTTGGCAATAGCATCAGACAGCGGAATAACTTGCATCCCATCTTTCTTCCCATTTGGGATATATACAAATAAATTTTTAAAGTTGCCAGTGCCCTTGGTTTGTCTGATTTGCGTTTTGATTGCTTCAATATCGTCTTGGTTCTGTGTTGGGTCGGTCATGTAAATAATCGAACCCGCATGCGCGCCATTCAGATAATATTTACGGCGGAACAATGTGGCACTTTCATTTAAAAAAGCAGATTGAAGTGCGGCCAAATATTCCGGCACGCCGTAAATCTCTTGGTTAATGTCAGGATTGATAAGTTGCAGCACGGAACCTTTTTTAAATTCATATTCTTCATAGCCAGTCACGATTTGGAAGAATTGACCTTCATCAATACCAACACGCATATATTTTGCTAAAGGCGATCTAAGTGCAATCACATCACCGAATGCATTTTTCACGACTTCAATGAACGCATTGCCAAATACCAAATAATCCTGAACCAGTTTTTCAAGTTGTGTTCTGGATAACAGCGCGGTTGTTTTGCACGTTGAAAGTAAAATGTTTTTCTTCACCGTGATCGCACTGTTGTGATGGGCTGAGGCATTTAAGGCTTTAGCTAAGTAACTTAAATTAATTGGCGGATTGTAATATTTTTCATACATCAACACGCTTTCGAAATAATTCAGTACTTCTGCACGGTCAAGCACTGGAATAGGTTCACCAAAGCTAAATGCCTGTGCTTGATTTCCAGTAGAAAGTGCGGTAGATTTTTTTGTGTTTTTGCTCATTGGGTTATCCTATTCAAAGGTAAATATTGTTGATTTGTTGCTTGATACATCGCCGCCTAAACCATAAGGCACATTTAAAATGCAGTTCATAATTGCCCATGATAAATCGCCGTGGCTTGCATCTTCCGAACGATCCGAAATATAAGTAATTTTCCCTGTGCCAGTAATGCGTTTTTTCACCGTCATAAAACTACTCACGATATCATTATCACCACTATCAAATTTAAGGCGACGTTTCTGAATTAAGTTTTGTGTTTTTAACACCATTTCATTTTTAAGATCGGCGTTATACTCTAGGCCCTGCGCCATTGGATAAAACTTTCTCACTTCCTGATAAACGCCCGACCCCATACCCGTTTTATCAATCACGATACGAGTCACATTGTAATCATCACAAAACTGTTTAATGCGGCTTGCTTGTGTTTCGTAATCCATACCGTGAAAAGTTTGTTTATGTAAAACGCGATAATCGCCCCCTTCCACTTTCGGCGGTGCAACAATCACTAAGGCTGCACGGTCGCCAGTAAAAGCAGGGTCATAACCTAACCAAACTTCTCTATTGCCAAAAGGTCGTTGATAAAATGGCTTGTAATCGTGCCATTCTTCTAAGCTATCCACTTGGCAAAGTTGCAGGTCCGAAAACTTGAAAGCAGAACTGTTGTCATCGGCAAATTGGCACAAAAACAACTGTTCAAATTCTTCTTTGCTGTTTTCTGCGATCAAATCGTCAATATTGAATAGGTTGCACCCACCTTCCATTGCATCATAAATACTTACAATCTGCTTCCATTGACGGTCGGCACAAAGTTTTCCGCTTTTTAAATTCTCGTGCGAAATGTCAATTTCAACTTTGTCCGCCTTGGCCCGATTTTTATTAAATGCTTTTCCAGAGAAAAACGCATAAGCAGGATGTGCAATCGTGGTCGGCGTTGAAAAATAGGTTTGGCGATACATTTTTTGCGCCGCCATACCTGATGCCACTTTTCGCATCACATCAAATTTAGGCACCCAAAACACTTCATCAAAATATAAATTGCCGTGGTAGGATTGAGCCGTAGCGGAGTTCGTGCCAAGGAAAATCAATTCTGCCCCATTTGGAAGTTTGATGGTTTCACCTTTTAAATCTACATCTGCCGTTTGCTTGGCGTAATTCACAATGTACGAGCGAAACTGTAAGGCTTGTTTTTTACTGGCTGATAAGAAAATTTGATTGTGCCCCGTCGTCAAGGCATCAATAAAGGCTTCGTGGGCAAAATAGTAAGTTGCCCCGATTTGTCGGCTTTTTAAAATATTTCTGATTCGGTGTTCTTTCGCCTTGTGCCAAATTCGCTGATAATTAAACATTCCATCAAGAAAGCCATTAATCAGCAATTCTTCTTGTTCCTGATCAATGGCATTGGGTTCGGCTTTCTTGCGGTCGCCCTTGTTGCGGTTCGCCAGTTTAGGATTTAAATCCACTTCATTGCCATCGCCGAAAGAATATTTTTTCACTCTCGCCATGCGTTCCATTTGTCGCCCGAGCAAATCAATTTCTTTGTAATCTGAACCGCTCTTTTCTTCTTTTGCGATGAGCATATTCAATCTTGTCTCTAATGCCAATTCAACCCGACCGACAGGCGCAATATCATCCCATTTTTCTCTGTCTTTCCAACTGGCAATCGTTGATGCAGGAATATCAAGCTGACGAGATATTTCAGCGATTTTATAACCACTGAAATACATCTGCTGTGCTTTACGTTTGATTTCCGCCGTCACTTCGGGGGAAGGTTGATTAATAACTTGTTCGTCCATTCCTAATCCTTTCTATTTACAACCGCATAATAGAAAGGGGGCGAATGTTAGTCTTTCCGCTTACTCTGTGAATCGGCATACAACAAAAGCAACTCATAGACCACCAAAATTAAACCTTTCAGAATAATGGCAATCTTTGAATCAAATCAAACAAAGGATAAGCAATGGCAAAAACTTCAAAATGGTTTGTAGTCGCAACGGAAGGGGCAACTACAGACGGTCGCACAATCAATCGCACTTGGATTGAACAAATGGCGGCAAATTATGACCCTAAAAAATACGGTGCACGCGTTAATCTTGAACACATTAAATGGCGTTATATGTGGAACGATGATCCGCACTCAAAATGCTATGGTGATGTGGTTGGTTTAAAAACGGAAGAAAATGCTGAAGGTAAATTGCAGTTACTGGCTCAAATCGACCCAACAGACGATTTAATCAAACTGAATAAAGACCGTCAAAAAATCTACACCTCTATTGAGTGCGATCCGAATTTTGCCGACACTGGTGAAGCTTACTTAGTTGGTTTAGCTGTAACTGATAATCCAGCAAGCCTTGGCACCGAAATGTTGGTATTTTCTGCCGGTGCAAGCGCAAATCCTCTCAACAACCGTAAAGAAAAAGCCGAAAACCTTTTCACTGCCGCAATTGAAACCGAATTAGAGTTTGAAGAAGTGAAAGAAAAAGGGCTGTCTGTCTTTGCCAAAATCCGCGCATTATTTGCCGACAAAGAAAAAACCGACGATGAACGCTTTGCCGACCAAACGCAAGCCATTGAGCTTTTAGCGGAACAAACCAAAGAAACATTGGAAAAATTGACCGCACTTTCTGCTGATTTAGCAAAACAGCAAACCGAATTAACAGAAGTCAAAGCCACCAATGAAAGCATTCAAGCCAAATTCACCACGCTTGAAAAAGCACCGTCCGCCGACTTCGGCAAACGTCCAATCGTTGCCGGTGAAGGTAAATCCGAATTTTTAACCGATTGCTAAAGGAACAACCATGCGCAACGAAACTAAACAGAAATTTAATGCCTATGTGGCACGTGTCGCCGAATTAAACGGTGTAACAAGTAATGATGTGGCAGAAACATTTACCGTCACCCCAAGCGTAGAACAAAAACTGATTGAAAAAGTGATGTTAAGTTCGAACTTCTTACAATGGATTAATGTTGTTCGTGATCCGTTAATGGAAGCGGAATTAGTCGGTCTTGAAGTGGCTTCCGCGATTGCAAGCACCACAGACACCAACACCAAAGAGCGCGAAACCAAAGACGTTTCCAAAATGACCGGTCGCAAATATAAATGCGAACAAGTCAATTTCGACACGCATATTCCATGGGCAAAACTCGACCAATGGGCGAAACACCCTGACTTCCAGAAAAAATTGGCGAATTTAACGCAAAAAACCATCGCCTTAAACCTCATTATGATGGGGCTAAACGGCACAAGTCGCAGTGAAACCTCCGATTTGTCTTCAAATCCGAAACTGCAAGACGTGAAAAAAGGTTGGCTACAACAATTACGTGACGATATGCCAACACATGTAATGAACGGTGCAAATACTGAGAACAAAATCAAAGTGGGTAAAGGTCAAGCCAAAAACCACGGCTATGAAAACATTGATGCCTTAGTGCTTGATGCCGTCAACACCTTAATTGATGAAGTTTACGCCGATGACACCGAATTGGTGGTTATCTGCGGTCGTGAAATCTTAAACGATAAATACTTCAACATCGTTAACACGGATTTAAAACCGACGGATGACCTTGCAAGCCAAGTGATCATCTCACAAAAACAAATTGGTGGTTTAAAAGCGATTCGCGTCCCATTCTTCCCGAAAAACTCAATCCTGATCACCCGATTGGATAATTTATCCATCTACATTCAGGAAGGGTCAATGCGCCGTTTCATTAAGAACAATCCGAAACGCAACCGTGTAGAAGATTACTTGTCGCAAAACATCGACTACAAAGTCGAAGAATATGGTTGCGCGGCATTAATCGAAAACATCACGTTTGAAGATAAAGAATAATGGCTGAACGCCTTTCACCCGCACAAATTCATCTTCGTACCATTTCCGCTGCTGTGGCTCACGCAGCGGAAACCGAAGATCTAAGCGACTTTACGGAATATGACAAAATGTGCCGTATTCTTGCTCGCCATCGAAAGGATTTAAAAAACATCCAATCGACGGAACGCAAAGCCGCATTTAAAAAGCAAATTTTGCCTGACTATCTACCATGGATTGAAGGGGCGTTATCGGTCGGAAGTGGTAAACAAGATAACGTCTTGATGACATGGTGCGTGTGGGCGATTGACTGTGGCGAATATCACCTTGCGTTACAAATTGCCGATTATGCCGTATTTCATGATTTACGCTTGCCAGAGCCATTTACCCGAACACTTGGCACTTTGTTGGCAGAAGAATTTGCCGACCAAGCCAAAGCCGCACAAGCCGCCAATAAACCGTTTGAAGTGGCTTACTTAGAGCAAGTCCAACGCATCACCGCTGATTGCGATATGCCTGATGAAAGCCGTGCGCGATTATTGCGTGAATTGGGCTTGTTATTGGTTGAAAAGCACCCTGAACAAGCACTGGCATATTTAGAACGTGCTTTGGGTTTAGATCAGAAAATTGGCGTGAAAGGCGATATTAAAAAATTACGTAAGCAATTAAACAAAGCCGATGAATAATCGGTTTTGGTAAAGAGCAAACCACGCAGCCGTCGGGCGGATTAAAAGTGCGGTCAAATTCTGACGGATTTATTGGCCGTACTTAATTTAATCCTCACCCGACTTTTTTTATAAGGGTAAATCAATGAGCGACGGCGCAATATCAGTCAAACTTGCCCCCGATTATGAAATGGGCAAAGTACAGCAACAGTTAAATGATTACGATACCTTAGATGACATTATCAGTAATGATGGTTTCTTCCCCGATATGTCACTTGCTCAATTTCGTAATCAATACCGTGCAGACGGCACCATTACCACACAACGTTTACAAGATGCCTTGATTGAGGGCATGGCAAGCGTCAATGCGGAACTCTCCACGTTTAAAACGCAAAGCAAACGCGACAGTTTAGAACAGATCTCTGCCCCCTATATCAATGGCGAAAGCGTGCTGATTTATCGCTATAAACGTGCGGTAAGTTGCTTGGCACTGGCAAACCTTTATGAACGCTATGCAAGCTACGACAGCACTAACGATGGCGAAAAGAAAATGGCGCAACTCAAAGACAGCATTGATGAATTACGCCGTGATGCTCGCTTTGCGATTAGCGACATATTGGGCAGAAAACGCGTCGATGCGGAGTTAATCTAATGCAAGTTTACGCACAACAAAATGACAATTTAGACGCCATTCTTTATCGACATTTTGGACGAAGTGAAGGCTTGCTCGAAATAACATGCGAACTCAATCCGCATTTAATGGATAAGCCCATTATTCCCATTGGTACCCCAGTCATATTGCCAGATGCCGATACAGAAAAAATCAGTGTAGCAAATGACACAATTCAACTTTGGAGCTGATATGCACGACACACCATCAAAAGCATCTTACATATCAGGAATATTCGCCTTTTTGATTGGACGCATTGCCGATATGTTCTCAAATGTAAATTGGGCTGATGTCGCATCGGTTACAGGTATTGTGATTGGTGTCGCCACCTTTCTTGTGAATTGGTATTACAAGAAAAAAGATTTTGAATTAAAAGAAAAAGAACTCGAACAACGGATCCATCATCATGATTAAACGTTCCGCCAAATACATCTGCGCCATATCTGCCGTTGTTGGACTGGTGATTGCCACTCATGGGAATGAAATTCGAACATCCGAAAAAGGCTTGTTACTGATTGGCAATGCAGAAGGTTGCATGAAAAAGCCCTATCAATGCCCTGCCGATGTTTTAACTGTCGGCATAGGCATAACCGATGCTGTTGAAAAAATCGACCGCAATAAAATTTACACCTTGCAAGAAATTGCCGAATTATACGTAAAAGGCATTAAACAATCAGAAAAATGCGTGAATCAATATGCCAACGGTCAAACCATGCCACAAGGTGCATTTGATGCCTTAGTGTCTATCACCTTTAACGTAGGATGTGGCAAATTAAAAAATAGCTCACTTTTTAAAATGGCACGCCAAGGCTACAGCAAGGCCATGTGCAGTCAATTTGAGCGTTGGATTTACGCTGCAGGAAAACCGCTAAAAGGATTAATTGAACGCCGTCAAAAGGAGAAAAACCTATGTTTAATTTCTTAACCGAAAAAGAACGAGGCATTTTACTTATCGGGCCAATTCTGCTTGTACTCCTCATTATTTTTCTGGGATTTGAGGCGAATTATTGGCGAAAAGAAATGCTTAAAGAAGAACAGCTAAAACTGAAATGGCAAAACTCTTACATTGAGTTAAATCATAGCGTTCAAAATTTTGCCGAACAGCAAGCACAGCTTATTCAAGCCGTAAACAACCTCAAAGCAAATCAAAATCAACAAACACAGGATTTAAAAAATGTACTTAAATCAAACCAAGATTGGGCTGACCGCCCTTTGCCTGATGATGTTAAACGCGTGCTCAACTCAACAGGAAGTCATTAAATCACCGATTCTTTGTCCGCAAACAACGGAGTGCAGTGCCTATTCGCCACAAATTCGCACCAACGGCGAATTAGCCGAAGCCTATTTACAGACACAGCACCACCTTGATTTATGCATCATTGAAAACTCAAGTTTAAAAAAATGCATGGATGAATTTAATAAAAAGGAACAGCCATGACAGATCAATTCGACCGAGCACAACAGCTCGAAGAAATGCAACGTGAAATTGCCCTCAAAAAACACCGCACTTTTAAAGCAGTAAGTCGCCTTTATTGTGAAGATTGTGATGCCCCCATCCCCGAAAAGCGCAGACAAATGATTCAGGGCGTAACACGTTGCGTGACTTGCCAACAAAGATTTGAAATGCAACAACGGAATTTTCGAAAATGAAAAAGCCCAACCAACTGCGCAAAATCCTTGAACAAAGTCACCCCGATTTTGTAAAAAATCCCGACCATCTACAACTTTATGTGGACGGTGGGCAAATCGTCGCAACGGGTGCCGCATCATTTAGTTTTGAATATCGTTATACACTCAATGTTGTAGTGACTGATTATGCAGGCGATATTGCCACCTTGATTGTGCCAATGATGGCTTATCTCCGCACAAATCAACCTGAAATATTAGAAAATCCACAAATTCGAGAGAACGCATTTAAATTCCAGGTGGATTACAACAATAACAACACCGCAGATATTAGTTTCGAAATCCAACTTACTGAACGTGTTGTGTCGAAAAAAGATGGGAATAACGTGCAGATCCATTACGCAAAAGAACCAGTATGGGATGAACCAACCCGAGTAAAAGTCTATTTGGAAAACTGGGATTCGCCAATTTTTGAGGGTGATATCGTCTAATGGCTACAGTAGAAGAAATTCAGGCAAAATTGACCACACTTATTGCCAATCTTTCTCCACAGGCGCGCAGACAGCTTGGGCGAAAAATCGGGCAAGCTTTGCGAAAAAGCCAATCGAACCGAATTGCACGCCAACAAAATCCCGATGGTTCTGCCTTTGAACCTAGAAAACCACGTAAAGAATTTAGAAAAAAGAAAGGACGAATCAAACGCAAAGCCATGTTCGCCAAACTCCGCACAGCCCGACATTTAAAAGTGCGGTCAAATGGGAACGAAGTTTCAGTGGGTTTTAATGGCTCAAGTGCCGCCATTGCTGCAGTGCATCAATACGGTTTAACGGCACGACCATCAAAAGAGAAGGATTTTAAAGTGAGATATGCCCAACGGGAACTATTGGGCATTTCAGAACAGGATTTATCAATGCTGAATGAATTGGTGATAGAACAAATTAGCAAAAGCTAATTACTTTAAATAAGAAGGTGGAATCACCGTATCATGGTGTGAAAGTTTACCAGCAAACAATACCAATAAAACCACATAAAGAGGCAAACAAATGATTGGCACAACAAACACTACAAACCATACCCAGCCCCAAAATGTTTCCGGTTTAAAAAGTTCATACATTGATACAGTAAAACTAGATAAAGCAGAAAAAACGACTGCAAAAAAATGACCAACTGGTGCGATAACATCAAACCAGATAAATGAAAAAGGATTAAATTGATAATGTAAACAGGTGGAAATAATCACAAGACTCCACATAGCAATGTTTAGCATGATCAACGTGCGAGATGTTCTTTTGTTTTTCATATCCGCTCCTTATTCTCTTTTCTTGATTATTAGCAATCATACGTTTATTTGTCAATAAAAATAAGGCGAAAAAATGAATAATTTACAAATTCAAATTATCCTAAATTCAGTAGATAAAGCAACCGCACCAATTAAGGCGATAGCAGGTAGAGCGGAAGCATTAGCTGAAAAAGTGAAACATGCTCAAAAAGCATTAAGCGGATTGGATAAAACTAAAAATTTAGCTGAAAAATTTAAAGCACTGCGTAACGAAACAAATAGCTATGCCAAAGCACTAGATACTGCAAAAGCAAACAGCAAACAATTACAAAGTGCAGTGGATTCAAATACGGCTAAATTTAACAGCATTACAGGGAAACTAGGCAATGCGACACAACAACTCAATAAACACAAAGAAGAAGTCATACGCTTAAAATCGGTTTATAACAATATGTCTATTCCTCTTGCCAAAGGCATGGGGTTTAAAAGCTTTAATGATGCACGTTCCAGTATTGCCCGACAAATTGAAACACAAAAGAAGGCAATAAAAGATTCAAACGAACAGATTAAAAAGTTAAAGTCAGAACGCAAAGCTACTGAACAAGCCGTAAAAAGCACAACAAAAGCCCTTGATGGCGAGAAAGAAACAATTAACAAGATCAATAAAGAATATAAACCCCATGTAGAACAACTAAAAAAAATACAAGAACAACTACACAAAGCAGGATTTAGCACCAAGCACTTTGCGCAAAGTGAAAAACAACTATCGGCAGATATTGAAAAAGCAAATAATAAATTAGCAAAACATCAGCGTATGCTTGCTTTAGTTGAACGAGCACAAGCAAGATTTGCTCGTATTAAAGCTCCAATATCATCTGCATTAAATACTGGACGAAACATTGCAGGCGTAGGGGTACAAGCATCTATTGGCGGACAACAAATAATGCAACCGATCATATCAATGGGTCGAGGTGTCGTAGAAATGGCGCAAGTTGCTGGTAAATTTGAGCAATTTCAGTCTGTTTTAGAGGTAACAGAAGGCAGTTCAGAAAAAGCCAAGAAAAGTTTTGATTGGGTGAAAAAATTTGCTGTAGATACTCCAGCCAATCTTGATGAAGCAATGGAAGCCTTTGTACGTTTGCGCGCTTACGGCATGGATCCTACAAACGGATTACTGCAAACATTAGGCGATACAGCTTCTGCAATGGGAAAACCAGTTATGCAAGCAGTAGAGGCAATTGCCGATGCCGTAACAGGTGAAAATGAACGCTTGAAAGAATTTGGGATTAAAGGTAGTGCAATAAAAGGAACAAAATTTATCGAATATACTTATACGGATAAAAATGGCAAACAACAATCTGCACGTGTCGATAAAAACAACCGAAAACAAATTGAAGAAACGCTCAAACGTATTTGGAATGAAAAATATTCTGGCGCAATGGAAAAACAATCAAAAACGCTTTTAGGTATTTGGGCAAAACTTGATGACGTATGGGCAAGTTTCCAAATGAAAATCATGGAGAATGGCGCATTTGATTGGATTAAAGATAAACTGCAATTTCTTTTAAAGAAATTTGATGAACTTGAACAGAATGGCGAGTTAAAAAAATGGGCGAAAGATATTGGCACAGTTATCAATGAAGTGATTCAAGGATTGTGGGATTTTGGTCAAACCGTATTTGAGGCAGTCAAATGGTTGGCTCAATTTGCATCCCAAAACAAAGGTGCAATCGCTACAATAGTTAAGTTTACCGCTATAGCTGGTGTGGCATTGATGGCTCTCGCACCTTTGCTTTTCACCTTGTCTTTAGTTGCACCAGTGCTCCAAGTATTGGGTTCAACGTTTTTATGGGTTGGGAAAGTTGCTATAACTGCCATTTTGGGTATAGGGAAAGCTATGTTAGCCAATCCAATTCTAGCTGTGATTGCCTTAATTATTGGTGCATTAGTGTATCTTTGGCAAAATTGGGATGAAGTGAAAGCAAAACTCATTGAGGGCTGGAACTGGTTAAGTGAACAAGCGGGGCAAATTTGGCAAAACATTGTTAATTCTGTTACAGAAAAATGGAACGTATTAAGTGCCAAAGTGGGAGAAATCACAAATTCAGTTGGGGAGTTTTTCCGTGAAAAATGGGAAGGCATTACCGATACAGCAAAAAACTTCGGTTCTAATATGATGAACAAACTAAAAGATGGCGTACTCGAAAGTTTTAAAAATGTACAACAAGCCATTAGCAGTACTGTGGATTGGATCAAAGAAAAACTCGGCTTTTCTAAAGATACAGAAAAACAAATTGAACAAACAAAACAAAATATTGCAAATGTCACAAACAATGCAGAAAACAACGTGCCAAATATTAACAAATGGTCAGGCGGCTATGCAGGAAATGGCGGTAAGTTTGAACCAAAAGGTATATTCCACGGTGGCGAATACGTGATGACCAAAGAAGCCACATCTCGACTTGGCGTCAATACACTCAACGCCCTTAATTACGGTAAACAAGCACTGATTGCGGGCGGATTGGGGATCAGCGTTGCAACTGCCGCCCCTGTGCAAGTGGATACTCGTGCACCCATTTCTGCTCGTCCAGTGGTGACGCAATCCAGCCAACCAATGAGCGTAAATATCACCATCAATGCCGCACAAGGCATGGACGAACGAGCCATTGCACAACAAGTGGCAAAAGAAATACAACGCATCGAAAACCAACGCCAAGCAAGAGCAAGAAGTTCAATGTGGGATAGATCATAATAAAAGGGCGCAAGCCCTTTTTTAGTTGCACATTGCAGAAAATAGTTTTATATTTCTTTAAAAAATTGTAAACTTCGCAAAGTTTTATTCTTTGGTGACTTATGACAAATCTATCATTAAATCCTATTTTTGAAAGTTTTGCGCCAATTTTTAAGCAATTAAAAGTCGCAGCAATGTCTGCGTTATTTATTGCGCCATTGGCAATGAATCATCCTGTTCGTCACTCAACACACACAGTAAATATTTTCAGTGTTAAAGCGGATGAAAACAAATCGCTCAATCAACAAGATATAGAAAAGATTATTGATATGGTGAAAGCTGTTTCTGCTATCACTGACTTTGTTATTGCGTCAATTACGGCCGAATCATTAAGTTATATTGATTTAAATGATGTTCTAAGACTGGAAAATAAAATTAACAAATATGATGGTTTAGTTCACAATATTATAGCTAACAATAAATCTCCAGAATTATCAACAACACTACAATCATTCAGCAATAAAATGCATACACTTTGCAATATGATGAAATCAGAAAAATACAAACAACAATCAGATGAAGTGGTTTTATCACGCATTTATCACAAATCTGAAGATGCAGGGTATACCTACAAATCGTCACATTCTTTTGATGATTTCAAAAAAGCAGTGATGATGTAGGATAACAAATGAAGATTGAGTTATCGAAACAATTCAAAGAAGGGCGTTTAAACACGCCCTTTTTTAAAGATATTCAAGCGATGTCAGATAAAGAATTGAAGCTCATCTTTGATTTTATGCAATCCATTGAACAAGGAAAACAATTAAGAGGTAAAAATAAACCATCTTGGATTGATGACAATCTCAATGACATTCCAAATACCGAAGTTTATCAAGAAAATAATATTTGGCATTATCATTGCGGGCCTTATGATAATGGCACTAGCTATTGCCCAATGAGCGACCTAAAAATGAATTTGAACGGAGAAACATCTGGACCTGTAATTCATTACCAAAAAATATCAGATGAACATATTGTGATTATAGCGTTCTCACCACAACATGAGCCATTCCCTCGTGCATGGGATACTCCAAATCCAATCATTGATCGAACAGAATAAGCAAGTAGCCTGACTTGCTTTTTTGTTACCTACTATTCCACATACTCCCCCACTCGCCACACCACACAATATTGCCAACAATAAGGCATTTTCTTTAACTGTGAATGCCTATGTCTGCCGAATTACAACGAAAACTAGACAACATTATCCGCTTTGGGGTGATCGCTGAAGTGAATTACGCCACCGCACGTGCTCGCGTAAAGAGCGGTGACATTCTCACAGAGTTTTTACCATTTATTACATTTCGAGCGGGTACAACCAAAACCTGGTCGCCGCCTACGGTGGGCGAACAATGTGTGATGCTATCAGTTAGCGGTGAATTTACTACTGCCTGCATATTAGTTGGGCTTTACACACAAAACAGCCCTAGCCATTCAGCCGACGAACACGTTATTGAATTTGCTGACGGTGCCAAAGTTACCTACAACCAATCAAGTGGCGCATTGGTTGTAACAGGTATCAAAACCGCCAGTATTACTGCCGCTAATCAAATTGATATTGACTGCCCCACTATCAATATCAAAGGCAATGTGAATATTGACGGTTCTTTATCAACCACAGGCACAAGCACCACAAAAGGCAATATCAGCACGCAAGGCAGTGTGACCGCAAGTGGCGATATAAAAGGCGGAGCGATTAGTTTACAAAACCACGTTCACGTTGAACAAGGCGATGGCCAACGAACCTCTAACGCAAAGGCATAGTATGAACCGATACACTGGCGAAATATTAAAAAACGAAAGCGACCACATTAAACAATCCATTGCCGATATTTTATTAACCCCTGTTGGCTCACGTATTCAGCGGCGTGAATATGGCAGTTTAATTCCTCTGCTAATTGACCGACCAATTAGCCACACATTGTTATTACAACTGGCAGCTTGTGCCGTCACAGCAATTAATCGCTGGGAACCACGCGTACAAATCACACAATTTAAACCAGAGTTGGTTGAAGGTGGCATTGTGGCAAGTTATGTCGCACGCAGTCGTAAAGATAACCAAGAAATGCACAACGAAAAACTATTTTTAGGACATAAACAATGAGCGAATTAGTCGATTTATCAAAACTAGATGCACCGAAAGTGCTGGAAGATTTAGATTTTGAAAGTTTGCTCGCAGACAGAAAAGCGGAATTTATCGCGCTTTTCCCACAAGATGAAAGAGCATTTTGGCAAGCACGATTAAGTTTAGAAAGTGAGCCAATCACGAAATTATTACAAGAAGTGGTTTACTTACAGTTAATGGAAAGAAACCGCATCAATAATGCGGCAAAAGCCACAATGTTAGCCTATGCAAGCGGTTCAGATTTAGATGTGATTGCAGCCAATTACAATGTAAAAAGACAAGTCATTCAAGAGGCGAATAATAATGTTACGCCTAAAATCCCCGAAATTTTAGAAGATGACACTTCATTAAGATTGCGTACTCAATTAGCCTTTGAGGGGCTTTCTGTGGCGGGTCCTCGCTCTGCTTATATCTTCCACGCACTTTCTGCGCACCCTGATGTTGCAGATGTGTCGGTGGTTTCCCCTCAGCCCGCTAATGTTACCGTGACAATTTTAAGTCGCAATGGACAAGGCGAGGCAGAGGAAAGTCTTTTAAATGTGGTTCGAGCAAAACTTAACGATGATGACATCCGCCCTATTGGCGACCGCGTTATTGTACAAAGTGCAGTAATCCAATCTTATGAAATCCGTGCCAAATTACATCTTTATCGTGGCCCAGAATACGAGCCAATCAAAGCGGCTGCTCTAAAAAAATTGACGGCTTACACCGAAGAAAAACACCGTTTAGGGCGAGACATTAGCCTATCGGGTATTTATGCCGCATTACACTTGGAAGGGGTGCAACGAGTAGAGCTTATCTCGCCTACCGCCGACATTGTGCTACCAAGCTCAAAATCAGCCTACTGCACGGCAATTAATTTGGAGATCGTGACAAGTGATGATTACTAATCATTTACTGCCAATAGGTTCAACCCCATTAGAAAAACGTGCGGCAGAAATTCTAAAAAGTGCGGTAGAAAATCCCATTATTATTGCAGATTTAATCAACCCTGAACGCTGTCCTGCTGATTTACTGCCTTATTTAGCTTGGGCATTTTCGGTGGACAAATGGGATGAAAACTGGACAGAAGAAGTTAAACGCATTGCGATTAAACAATCTTATTTTGTACACAAACACAAAGGCACAATTGGCGCAGTAAAACGTGTGGTTGAGCCGATAGGCTATCTTATTGAACTGAAAGAATGGTTTCAAACCAACCCACAAGGCACACCAGGAACATTTAGCTTAACCATGGAAGTGTCTGAAAGTGGCTTGAATGAACAAACCTATAACGAACTAGTGCGACTTATTAATGATGTTAAGCCCGTCTCTAGACATCTCAATCAGCTCGCTATCGCAATCTCACCAACAGGTGCGCTCAGAACCTTTATTGGTCAACAATGCGGTGAAATCATCACAGTATATCCACAATAGGAATATTTATGGCATCACAATATTTTGCAATATTAACCGACTACGGAACACGTGCTTTTGCTCACGCATTAAGCCAAGGGAAACCAGTACCACTCACCCAATTTGCTGTAGGCGATGGCAATGGACAGCCTGTTACTCCAACAGCAAGTGCTACAGCACTCGTACATCAAACGCATATTGCACCAGTCAGTGCCGTCTCTCTCGACCCTCGCAATAATAAACAAGTGATTGTTGAATTAACCATCCCTGAAAATGTCGGTGGTTTTTATATCCGAGAAATGGGCGTATTTGACGCACAAAATAAACTCATTGCCTATGCAAACTGCCCTGAAAGTTTTAAGCCGACAGAAAGTAGCGGCAGTGGTAAAGTCCAAGTATTGCGGATGATCTTAAAAGTAGAATCCTCTAGTGCAGTGACATTATCCATCGATAACAGTGTGATTTTTGTCACCCGCCAACAAATGGCACCCAAAACCATTACTGCCACAACGCAAAATGGATTTGATGAAAGCGGACACACCCACGAAATAGCTAAGGCAAGCACCACACAACAAGGGATAACCCAACTCTATTCGGGATATGAGTCGGAATCCGAAGATATGGCGGCCACCCCGAAATCGATTAAGTTACTAAAAGTATTTATTGATACGCTTACACGCAATCTCTCTAATTACATCCCCAATAGCAAAAAATCCTCACGAGTTGACAGCAACAGCGCGGACGATGTGGCGACCAGTGAAGCAGTTAAAAAAGCCTATGACAAAGCGGAATCTAAATGGACAGCCCAAGCGGCGACAGAAAACACCGCGGGCATTTTGCCGATTTCGCACAAAACTGACGGTACAGACAAAAACAAATTTGCCTCCGAATATGCGGTGGGTGAGGCTGCTAAAAAAGGCTTGCCTTTAGGTGCAGTGGTGTCATTCCCTCGCGTAGTGACCAATCCTGTTGGTTTTTTACGTGCTGACGGCACGACATTTAATCAACAAACCTTTCCAGATTTGTATCGAGTGTTGGGCAACAGCAACCAACTCCCTGATTTAACCCGTAGCGATGTGGGCATGACGGCTTATTTTGCCGTGGATAACATCCCTGCTGGTTGGATTGCCTTTGATGAGATTGCCACACAAGTTACCGAGCAGCGTTACCCTGAGTTATATCGTCACTTGGTCGGCAAATATGGCTCCATTGATGGTGTGCCAAAAGTCGCAGATAGATTTTTGCGTAATGCTGGGAATGGGCTATCTGTGGGGCAAACGCAAGAGGATGAGTTTAAACGACACGTCCATAAACACATTGAGATTAATACGGCCTCAGATCCTCGCTTTTACAATGATAAGACGTTTGATTACGGCTCAAGAGATAGTACAGATAGAGCATCTCTTGATATTGGTACGGCACTTCGGGATGACAATGATGACAACTGGTGGATAACCCCTAATATTAATTCAAAATTTGCAACAGGTGGTGCCGAAACGCGCCCTAAATCATTAATCCTCAAATTATGCATCAAAGCCATTAATAGTTTTGATGATGTGGTATTTTGGATTAAGTCACACGGCGAGGTAACCAATGCTGGTGCGCTTGATGCAGGACGATTAGCACAAGGATTACAAGATAAAGCTGACCGTAATCATACGCACACTGCTAGCCAGATTACCGATTTTAATCAGTCAGTAAAAGAGATAGTTACACAATCCCTTACTCAAGGTTTTACTCAAAATTTAGCTGAAACAGGATGGTGTAAATTACCAAATGGGCTGATTTTACAATGGGGGAAATTTAACAAAGGACATAGCTTTGTATCCGACGAACAACGCCTTGTTACATTCCCGATAAGTTTTCCTAATAAGGTGCTTTTTGTGGGGCTTACAGAATTTACGAATGGGTGGTCGTATAGCACAACAGTAGAAAATCGGCAACGTATGACAAATAGTGGGTTCTATGTAATTAGCCAACGCAATGACACAATGTATTTTGCATTAGGATTTTAACGGAGAAAGCTTATGTATTACTACGATAAAAAAACAAACGGGTTCTTAGTACAAGGTGTAAATTTAATTCCTGAAGGTGCTATTAATATTACTGATGAGCATTATAAGCAATTATTAATCGGACAATCTCAAGGTAAGCAAATCATCGCAGACAAAACAGGCAACCCTGTATTAATTGACCCACAACCCAGTGCAGCATACGAATTAAATCTTGATACGCTAACCTGGGAAATTTCAGGTGAAAAACTAACCTCACTATTGGCTGAACGCAAAACGCATCTACTTAATGTTATTGCGAATAAAACCGATAATTTCAAGGCGCAGTATCTAATCGGCTATTCACAGGCAGAAATTGACAGCTTTTATCGGCAAGAGCGCGAAGCGCGAAACGAATTGCCGACAATGCTTTTAACCGAAATCTTTGAGGGGCGAGATGATTTAAGCTCAATCGAAGAATTAAAGAAAAAGGTTATCGAAAAAGCAGACTTATACGCGATCATCATGGGAAAAATCTTTGCAATTAAACAGGGCTTTGAAAAGCACATCGAACAAGCTGAAACAGCAGAACAATTAGACAAAATTGAGCAGGAGATCAACAAATGGCAAAAACTCTAAAATCATGGGGCTATCATGTTTTAGTCGCCATCGACCAACTTTTTAACGCGTTGATCGGCGGCGCGGCGGATGAAACATTGTCAAGCCGCACCTATCGAGGCGCGATATTAGCAGAAAACCCAAAAAAACGCTGGCGGGTACTATATCGTTTCATCAACGGTATCTTCTTTGACCGCAATCACTGCAAAACGGCCTATGAAAGCGAGGTTTCAGGCAAGCAGCACGATGAACGCTTTAAGGCGGTGCAACATGGCTGAGATTATTTTTAACTGGATTCGCGGTGATGATGAAGTGGAAACCTTAGTTTTTACCGAAGAAAACGGCGAACCCTTAGATTTTACTGGCAGTCGGTTTGATTGCGATATTGTGCCTTTTGGCAGTGCAAACGAGAAGATTCACTTATCAACAGACAACCAAGGCATCCTAATCAACGGGAATGAAGTTAGCCTCATCATCGCTCATGAACAAACAGAAAATGTAACGTGGAAAGAGGCAAGATTTGACCTGCAACAAACCACGCCAGACGGCAAAATTAAAACGTGGTGTAACGGTAAAGTGCGGTTACAACACGATATTACGAGGAGAGTATGATGCAAACTATCCAAGTAAAACCCAAACAAACTGTGCAAATCAAGGTTCAGCCTTGTGTAAAACTGGCAATCCTTGCAATGTTTGATTCAGCACTTTTTAAGATCTACAACCAAGCTAAAGAGGACTACAAAAATGGAAAAGTTAGAAATTAACCAACAAGACCAAGGTTTTGCGTATCAAGTTGGCAAAGATATTGCTCAATTACAAGAGACGGTGGCAGCATTACAAACCGCCGCCACCGCTCAACAGGGGACAAAAAACCAATGGGTGCAGAAACTGACATTAAAACCAGGCTCAACCGAATCTTGGTTTAATGTGAAAGTCAATCCTGAATTAGTGGGGAAAGTGGGTATGGCATTATTTGCCAACGCTACTGTGGAAAAAGCCTATTTCAAAGAAATTTACGAAATGCCTGTGGATGCATCATTTTTCCCTGCGTATCTCATTGCTTTTGCAGACCCTGCACAGGTGGATTTTGTGAGTGAGGTGGGGTGATAAAAGTGACGGCGGGTAATTCCGCCGTTTTTATCCCTCCGACTCTACCTAATCGCCCTTTGTTAGTTTAAATACCACAACGCCAACCGCTCGCACTACTCCATCCTCTCAATCACAATAAAGACATTATTTAACCAATAGAAACCATAGGGCTAAAATTATGACAGATGAATATCTCCATGGGGTCAAGGTAACGGAAATTTCCGAGGCCTTGCGAACACTCACCACATCATCTACTGCAGTTATCGGTTTAGTGGCAACCGCACCAGATGCAGATGCATCGGTTTTCCCACTCAACAAACCCACTCTTTTAACTGGCATCACCGCCGAAATGCAAGCCAAAGCAGGTAAACAAGGCACGTTATCTCGTGCGCTAGATGGCATTGCGGACATTGTGAATTGTAAAGTTGTCGTCATTCGTGTGGAAGAAAACGAAGATGAAAGCACCATGAAAGCCAACGTGATCGGTTCAGTCGATAACGAAGGCAATTACACTGGCTTAAAAGCGTTCCTCGTGTCTGCTGCAGTTTGTGGTGTCAAACCTCGTATTTTCTGCATCCCGAAATATGACAGCCAAGATGTGACCACCGAGCTTTTAAGCGTAGTGAAAAAACTCAACGGCTTTGTATATGCATCATGTGGAACAGCAAAAACCAAAGAAGAAGCAGTGACATACGGTCGCAATTTCTCACAACGTGAATTAATGCTGATTTTCGGTGATTTCTTGTCGTTTAACCCAAACACCAAACAAACCGAAGTGGATTATGCCGTTGTTCGCGCTGCCGCAATGCGTGCATATCAAGACAAAGAATATGGCTGGCACACTTCCATTTCTAACAAAGGTTTAACTGGCGTGACGGGTGTCACCAAGCCACTTTCTTTCGATATTAACGACAGTGCAACCGACGTGAATTATCTCAACGAACAAGGCATTACTTGTTGTGTAAACCACAATGGCTTTAAGTTCTGGGGATTACGCACTCGTTCGGCAGATAAATTATTTATCTACGAAAACTACACTCGCACGGCACAAGTGTTGAAAGACACCATTGCACAATCCTTTGACTGGGCGATGGATAAAGACATTTCCGTGAATCTTGTGAAAGAAATCGTAGAAGCGATCAATGCAAAATGGCGTGAATATGTGGCGCAAGGCTATTTAATCGGTGGGAAAGCATTTATCAATGCCAACCTCAACACAGCCGCAACCTTAAAAGATGCAAAATTACTTGTGTCTTATGATTACTGCCCTGTTCCACCGTTAGAACAACTTGGCTTTAACCAATACATCAGCGATGAATACCTTGTGGAATTTGCCGCAAACATTGCAAAAGTAGGAGCGTAAAAAATGGCATTACCTCGAAAACTCAAATTAATGAATTTTTTGGCTGACGGTAATTCTTACCGTGGCCAAGTCACCGAAATCACCCAACCTAAATTAGCGATGAAATTAGAAGCGTATCGCGCAGGTGGCATGATTGGTGAAGTCAAAGTAAATCAGGGCATAGAACCTTTAGATGTTCAGTTCAAAATGGGCGGTTATATGACCGAACTATTAAAAAAATTCGGCGGCTCGATTGACGGCACGGCATTGCGTTTTGCCGGTGCGTATCAACAAGACGATACAGAAGAAGTCACCTCTATTGAGCTTGTCATGCGCGGTCGTTTTGGAGAAATCGACAACGGCACAAGCAAACCAGGCGATGATACCGAACAAAGCTACACCGTGCCTTTGACTTATTACAAGATCATTGAAAACGGCAAAGACATCATCGAAATTGATTTGCTCAATTCAATTTTTATTGTCGATGGTAACGACCGCTTGGCAGAACACCGTGCAGCAATCGGCATTTAATTCACACACACCTTGCCCCGAAAGGGGCTTTTATTAAATCCCATCCCCTCTTTACAAAAAAGAGGAATTTTAAAGGAAACATAAAATGAAAACAGAAAACACCAAAATCATCACCTTAACCAACCCTATTACTCGTGGCGAAAACCAAATCACGGAAATCACCGTCAATAAACCGACTGTGCCCGCATTAAAAGGCTTAAAAATGTTTGATGTGTTGCAAATGGATGTAGACGCATTACAAGTGTTATTGCCACGCGTGACATCGCCAGTACTGCACAAAGCAGACTTTGCCACAATGGAAGTCGCAGATTTCACCGAGCTTGCTGCGGCGGCTGTCGGTTTTTTAGGGAAGAACTCGGAAGTGGAAACCGAAGCGACCGAGTAATGATTGCCGCAACAGTGGAAGATGCCATGGCAGATATTGCTATCATCTTCCACTGGCAACCACAAGCATTTGAGCAAATGACATTTTCCGAATTAATGCAATGGCGAGAAAAAGCAAGGAAACGAAATGAAACAGAAACTGATTGATTATTTATTAAATATGCCACGGCATATTGTATGGCGTGGAATCTTTATTCTCTCCATTGCCTTTTGGTTGCTTGTGATTTTCGGCATTGCATTTCTCTTTCGCTAATTCATCAAGTGCGGTCAGAAATCACGAGATTTTTTGACCGCACTTTTCTTTAGGATTATTTATGTTCCAAAACTTCTCACTTGCCACATTGGGCATGTTTGTGTTCACTCGGCAAACTGTACCTTTTCAAAGTTTAGACCGCACATCAAATTGGCGACATCCAACCAATGCCATTGTCGGGGCAATGCCAAAATCACAGTTCACTGGCAAAGAAAGCGAAACTGTGACGATTAGTGGCAGATTAATCCCAGAAATCACTGGCGGTAGATTTTCAATTAAAGCCCTGGAATTAATGGCAGACAGTGGCGGTGCATTTCCACTGATTGACGGAGCAACCTTTGAAATTATCGGTTTTTTTGTGATCGAAAGCGTGCAAGAAACCCGAACAGAATTTTTTGGCGATGGTGCACCTCGTGCGATTGATTTCAGCATGAGCTTAAAACGCACCGATGACCCAATGTTAATCGCCATTGCAGAGAGTTTAATGAGTAGCCTTTAATGTTTGATTTAAATCTTGACAATCACCGCACGCCCGCTTTTAAAGTGCAGATCACCACGAAAGACAAAAAACAGCAAGACATCACACAAGTGATTTCGAGCCGTTTAATTAGTTTGTCTTTAACAGATAATCGAGGATTGGAAGCGGACACACTCGACTTAGAATTATCCGATCATGACGGCAAACTGGCTTTGCCGACACGCAATGCCACAATCCAAGTTGCGCTAGGCTGGAAAGGCAAACCGCTGATTGACAAAGGGCAATATTCAGTGGATGAAGTACAATTTTCAGGTGGTGCAGGATCAGCAGACCGATTAACCATCAGAGCACGAGCGGCTGATTTAAAAGGCTCATTTTCCGAACAAAAAGAGCGCTCATTTGATAAAAAAACGTTGGGCGAAATTATTGACACCATCGCCAAAGAAAACCAACTCAAAAGCCAGTGTGAGAAAAAACTGGCAAATACGTTTATCGCACACATTGACCAAACCAACGAGAGCGACATTAATCTATTAAGCCGCCTGGCAGAAGAGCACGGGGCAATGTGCACGGTTAAAAATGGCACGCTATTATTTATGTCATTAGGACAAAGCAAAACCGCCACAGGCAAGCCGATTCCACTGCGTAAAATCACTCGCAAAAGTGGTGACAACTACAATTTCTCTATCGCAGAAAGTGAAAACTACAAAGCCGTGCGGGCATATTGGCACGATACAGACACGGGCAAACGTGGCGAAATTACGGTGGATGAAAACACCAAGATTGTAAAAAAACAGCGTATGACGCAAGGCAGAACGCTGAAAAATGGCACAGTGAAAGGCAGACGATTAAGCAAACGCAAATACAACACTATTGAGCAACAAGAGCCTATCACCAGTGATAATGCACAAATAAAATCACTCCGCCACACTTATGCTAGCGAAAAAACCGCCATCAACGCCGCAAAATCCGCCTTTGACAAACTCAAACGAGGCGTGGCAACATTTAGCCTAAATCTTGCCTTTGGCGAACCTGATTTAATCCCCGAAACGCCCATTGAGCTTTCAGGCTTTAAAGCAGAAATTGACGCAACCAACTGGCTAATCACCAAAGTGACACACAATCTTTCAGATGGTGGTTTTACCAGTCAAATTGAGTGCGAATTGAAAGTGGAAGAAGATGAAGTGGAAGTGAAAAAAGAGAAAAAATAGGGTTAATTCATGCGCATACATTAAAATGTATAATTAATTAAGAATATGTAAAGATTTAAATTTCTTAGCTTTTATTAAATTTTCCTTACAAAAAAGCCCACGAGTTCACGCAGGCAGTTTTATTTTTTTACACATTATACAATCAACCATTTCAAAATTGCTGACATTGCTCCAATACCTAACACCAATGCACCTATAATCGTACCTGCAATCCATTTTGTTTGTAGGGAGATTGCATCTGATACATCTGATTTTGTCGCATAATTAGATTTGATAATTTCAAGATCGGTGTAAATTTTCAAATATTGCTCTTCTAACTTCTCAACGCGTTTTTCTAAATGAGACATAGGCGGCTCTCCTCCGTTAAACCCTGTAGGGGTAACTTGTGCTGTATCATCATCAACGATATAAAGATGACTTTTATTTGCCATATTCTACTCCTTTTGGCTCGCTTCTTCACGTTTTAATAGGCTATATTCCATTTTGACAAACGCCGCATCAAATGCACGCACAAAGCCACAATTTTCACAACGAAACAAAAAGACCCCATATGCACCATCACGAATACCCGTAAGCAAACCGTTTGCATCAATCACGGTATAAGGAAGACCTAACCCAACATTGTCATTTTCATCAGAAGACGGCACTATTTTGCCATTCTCAATCACATTTGCTCGAAATTCCATTCCCCTTGCCACATAATTTTCCAGGTTCTGATTACAACAAGGACAAATATTGCTAATTTTCTTAATGTTTAGATAATCACTGAACATTTCTGTTGTAAATAAGTTATCTGTCATTTTTTCTCCTTGTGAGCTACTTGAGCTTTCTTATACATATTCCAAAACAATCCAAGTACAGGTAAAGAAGGTAAGATGGTATACCCGAACAATATTAAATAGGATATATATTCAGGCGTTTTATCTACAAAGAAGTTCAATATATAAGAACTCATATAATCATTTTGTATTTCATTTACAGTTTTAATTGCGATCATATGTGTATAACTAAAAATATAAAAACAAGCCGAAAAACATAGAATACACGTTAATACTTTTCCACCTTTTAAAATAAATATACATTTAGCCAATACATAGGCTATAAGCAAAGGAATTAAAGGTATTAATGCTGAAAATGCCTCACAAAAGGTCTTCCCTTTTAAAAAATCAGGTAAAAACGAATAGATTATTGACACAAGGTAAAACTCTGGGTGCTCATTTAAAAATCTTAAATACCCTTTAAAACGATTAAAGATAGATTGCTTATAATTAGAACTAATCATATTTTTCATTTTTTATCTCCTCTACAAATCCCTCGGGTTAATCGCTACCACTTCTTCATCTTCATCTTCATCGGCAGACATTCTCACAAGGCACACCATCCCCATCCCGATCTAAACGGCTTTCGCCGCATTCGTTCAAGTGATATTTAGCTTCAGCGCAAGAACGCATTTCTTTGCAATATTTAGTGTCCTCACAATTAAACTGCTCTGCATCTGCTTTTTTACTTTTGGCAAAAGTTGCTGTTGGGAAAACAAAAGAAAGAGCGGTTAAAATTAAGATGATTTTTTTCATTTTCTTAGGTTGTCCAAATTTTATAGTGATACTGAAAAACGAACAGTGGATACACGTTAAGGGTAATCATCACCACCATTCGGATATTTGCACCGCTTCAGCCGATTGAAAGCCATCTTCCAACCACGAAGAAAACCGTATTTCCGCAAGGCTAAAATGGCGTAATTTGAACAACTAGGCTCAAAGCGGCAACCATTGCGAATTTTTACCGGTGCTAAATATTGATAAAGTAAAATTAATTGGATACTAAGCCAAACCATTAATCATTTTTTTCGCGTCTAAAGGTGATAACTTTATGAATCTTAGTTGTCGTTTTGCCGCCAGAAAAACATCCTGCCGCTTCTTCAGTAGAAAAATCATCTATTCTGAAAAACTCCCAGCCTAATCTAGCCTGTTCATTCACCAGTTCTTGTAAATAGTCTGCTGCGGCAGTTTGAATGTTCTTTCTTTGCGCAATAATATGTGGCGCAGCTTGAATCATTTTATATTCGTATAACATAATAAATTTTCCTTAGGTTTGTTTTATTAAAATAAATCACCACTTCTTCATCTTCATCGGCAAACTAAACACTACTCGTCCGTGAATATAAACAGGATCATCCTGTTTTATCTCCCACTCTTTATACTCTTCTTTATTATCAGAAATTGCCCACATTTCACGGCCACGTTTTTGCAAGCGTTTAATGAATGTGTGATCATCAAACGTGAACACATAAAGCCCATCCGCACTGAAATAATTTTCTGATACATCGACATAAAGTAAATCGCCACTTTCCAATGTCGGCACCATGCTATCGCCTTTTACCGCAATAATTTTTAAATTTTTAGCATCGGTGCGCCCAAATTGGCGGCGGAAAAAATCCAAGTCGAACTCTTGCGCTAATAAGCCCTGTTCTGTACGGGTTAAAAACGTGCCATTTCCTGCGCTCGCTTCAATATCCAAAATTTCTACTCGGATAGTGTTTTTTGCCAAAGGTTCATGCAGATTAACGACGCGAACCGTGTCGTCAGTAAAGCCCAATGCATTTTTCGTTACATCAGGAAATGAACTTATATGATATTCAAACGCACCACCTTTTATACCTTTGGCTTCGCGCATTTTCCAATTTTCATTTTTTGCCTTGCGAGTGATATTTGTTGCTTGAGAAGGCAATCCATCTAGCCCTTCTAACTCTTTTGCTGAGTACCATTCTTTCATTTTTGACTTCCTCATAAGATTTTTTTAAATCTTTTTTAAATCACATATTGATTTAGAAAAGATTTAGTTATAATATCTCAAACAATGTAAACAAACACAAAAAGGCAATGCTTTCTCAGTGTAAACAATCTATTGCACGTTATGTGGCGTGGCTTGCGTTAAAAATGTTGTACCGAGTTTCTCTTGGAAAATCGCAAGCGCCCGCAGCATTTCTTGTGTTGCCTGCGGTGTATAGCGAAAAGCCATCTTCGCTTGTGGCGCACCTGAAACAAACTGAAAACATTCCACCGTCATTTCTCCTGTCTCGGCATGGAAAGTGATGTTGAGCGGTGAATCAACTTCAATGGGGATAACCAGTGTTTCGTCAGTCATGGGAGTTCCTTATTTTTAAACATAGGGGTGCCTTATGGCTAAAAAAGTAGATGAACAATTATGGGTTCGCGTATTGGAACTTGAACAAGCTTTGAAAGAACAGGAAAAACAAACCAAGCAAAGAATAGACGAACTGGGACAGCAATACCATGATCACCATAACCATTTACCAGTTTTATGTTTTATCTGCGCTGTAATAGGAACGTTCTGTGCATTCCAATTTTTTAGATAGTAAAAGTATAACAAAGTAAACAAAAACAACAAGGAAAAGGATATGGCGAAAACAGAAAAAAAACGCGAACTAAAATCTGAAATTATTGCATTTCGTGTGACGGCAAGTTTTAAAGAAAAGTTACAAGAAATGGCTCAAGCGGATAAACGGGAATTGAATGATTTTATCCGTTTGAAATTAGAAGAATGTATTAATTAATCAGTCAGTAAGATGACATTAAGCCAAACGATTCCAACAACAATAGACCAGTTAAGGATAAATATGAGAAATCGTAAAAATCGAGTCAGCATGGCATACCTCGTGGCGTTATTTTCAATGGTATCGTTCTTTATGGTGTTGATTCTCTTTTAATTTTAATAACCGTGCAATCCATATTGGGGAATGTGGAAAGTATAGGACAGAAGAAGGTGTGTATGAGTGAAAAAAATAATACTGGCGGAACAGAATGGGAAACCTTAGGCAAAGGGCGTTTTTTGTTGTTGCAAAATCAATATGGGGAATATTCCTTATGGCTGGAAAGTCAAGACGGCTTTCGTGAACGCTATTCAATGGAAAAATTAGAAGAATGGATGAACCTTGCCCTTGAGCAAGGTGTGGTAAATGACGGCAATATTAAACTTTCTCGTTCTTTTACCTTTCGTCCAAAAGAACCCAGAGTCGATCTACGCCTTTCGGCGGAAGCTCCTGACGAAAATCGCCACAGTAGTCAAGATAATTTGCCAACGCGTCAAGCTCAGCAATATTTTGACAATGAATATGTCGGTAAATAAATCCGCGGCATTGAATGCCAACAACAAATTCTTTATCAAACAGTGGGCAAGCATCGGTATCTATTTCAAAGGTATCAATAAATGCGGAAATATGCCGATCGAATTTTGGTAAAGAAAATTCAGGATAAGTTGAATACATAGAATAGCTCCGTTTAATCAAGATGGAGTTGAGTATAACAAAAGGTGGTGAAAGTGAAAGTTAATGTTAAATGCCCGAAATGCGGTTCAGAAAATATCTATGTGCGAACCTCAGAAAGATTATCAAAGTTAACCACGCAAACTTTTGGCTATTGCAGTGGCTGTCGTGAATGTCGCTTTAAAGTGATTAGTGAGATTGTAGAAGTCGAAACAGCAAGCTTTGAAACCAATCAGCAAGCAATGTTAGGCAGTAAACCGTTAGACGAAACGGATACTCGCCAAGTCGAAATACCTACGGATTAATTCTTAATTTTCCAACCGTAATTTAAACATGGTCGTTTGAAGAAATTCATGCGACAGGATTTTTGCAACCAAAATTTAGGAGTTTGAGCAAATGGCAAGCAGTAATTATGTGTATGACAACGGTAAAAAACGCCATAACCGTGTGAATGTGTGGCAGTTAAACAAAACCGTGCAAGAACAGGCTCGCAACATTCAACTGTTGCAACGAGCGATTTCTCACCAAGCAAACGTGAATGCACAGCAAGTATTGCTGAATGAATCACTCAGTGATCGCATTGCATTACTTGAAGAAGAACAGTGGGCACGTGAACAAAGCATTTTCCAACGCTTTGCACGGTGGTTCCGTAAATAAATGAATGGGGGTGAGTGATGGCCTTAATGCCTTATTGCTTTGACGATGAAACGGAATCTGCCGCTGAAAAATGGTGCCGTGTAAATCAAGTAAAGGTGCCTGAAATCCGAAGTTTTGATGATGCGCTGCACTCGTTAAGCAAAAGCCAATTCCGTGTAGAACGAGAGTTTGACGGTTTACAACAAGGCTTTCGAGAAATGCTGTTGGAATTAGCTGATTTAGATTTTTCAGATTTACGTGCAGGGCATTTAACAGGCACTAAGCTCCATCACTACACAGAACAAGGACAACGCAAAATAGCCCGTGCACTACGTAAAGTGCGGTTACTTTCGGGAATGTTTTCACAAGGCGTAACAGAGCGAGAATTTACTCAAATTGATACTCAGGAGGATAAAAATGGAAACACAAATGAATAAATCCGCACAGAAATGGTATCGCAAATATCGTCGTTTTTTAGCTTTGTGGGGACATTTAAAACAACAAGGGAAAGATGACATCGCCGCGCTTGTTTATTCAAAAATCATCGAATCCGCCAATATGACGGTTTACTTAGCGAGAAATGCAAAATGAAAAAATTAGCGATTAAAACTTATTTAGACCATGCGCAACACGCAAAAGAAAGTGAGCAACAAGGCAATTATGGGTTAGCCGCAAAACAATGGCGTTCAGCGTGGATAGCAGCACCAACCGCAACACAAACAAACTGGAGCTTTGCACGCGCTGAATATTGTTTCAAAAAAGCGATTGAGGAAGGGCAAATCAAACTAGAAAAGACCCGCCAATATGATTTTAAGCAATTTATGGGGAAACGTGATGAGTGAGCTTTTTATGATGTTTTTAGTGGCAGTATTTGCTGTGCTTGGTGCAACTATCACCGTAATGGGATTAATTGAGTTTATTACGGACGTGCTAGATAGCCGTTGGTAAAGGAGAAAAAGAATAATGGAAAACAATATTTGTATCGCTCTAGATTGTGGCGCAACGCTAGAAATTTTACCTATCGGCACCCGCTTTCAAGTGGTTGAAGTGATGGGTGATCAAGATAGCTGGTATGGCAAACAAAAAACAAGAACCGTGGGCAATTTACACAACACAATTTGGGGTGCGATTGAAGAAGTGCGCCGTTATGACTTAGCCCAATATGAAATGTTGAGCTTGGAAGAATTACTCAGTGCAGTGAGTTCGACCAACAACAAAATCAAAGAATATTTTGAATATCACAGTGAATATTTAGCCAATACGGCAATGTAAGGATTCTTGATGATGAACTGGGAACTTGAGTGCAATGCCAACCTTGCCAAACGTGAGCAAGCGATGGCTGATGCACGTGCAGTAATGATGCAAAGTGCGGTGAATTTTGACCGCACTTTCGATACTGCTCAAGCGACATCGGCGCAAATGGAATTATTTTCTGTTGCGCCACACCAGTTCGATTATGTTGAAAAACTGCTTTCTGCGCTCCCTCGCAAACGCCAACGTGAGCATTTTCGCCATGTGTGGTTGCGTGCTTTCGAGAGCGTAAAAGATGATGGCTCTATTGGGTTTAAATTCGGCAATAAACAGGCAGCGTATGCGAACACCTATTTGCGTGAAATCCTCACCAATCGCTTGAAAGCCGTTTTTCAACATTATCACGTTAGCCTTGATTGGTTGATTGACCGTGATACGCATTCACAGGTGGTCGCACTTTCTAAAGGCAAAAAGGCAGCTAACTTTCCGTTTTATTTATTAGGTGAACATCAGCTAAAAGAAATGGCAGACAAATTAGCCATGTTGTTTATGAAATTACAGTCTGATTTTGTCACCGAACAAGCCGAGCGGAAAGAACGCGGAGAAATATCTCTTGATGATTTCACCGCACTTTCTCGTGACCTTTATCGCTTAGTAGGCGAAGTATGTGCAGATATTGGTTTTCCGTTAAAACACTGGTTCGCTTATCAAGATAACCGTTTCTTAGATGTGAATGACATTGAGGTTGATCTAAATAAATCAGTTTGCCCAACACATTGGAAACGCCAACTTACTACGGCGCAAAAACGATTGAAAGAACATGTGGAGATTGGCTGTGGTGCAGTATCGGCAAAAGTGAGTCCTTATGTCTCTCAAACCGCATTTAATGACTATCGTGCGCAACGTGCAGATAACCTCGAATATCTGCAACAAATGGTGTTGGAAAATTTAGACGATAGCACCGAACAAATGCCGTTGATTGAAATGTGGAAAAAATCTGTGGCAAATCCTGCTATCCGTTTCCAAGAAACCATGAACCGCTTGCGTGGTATTGATGAATGGGCGATAGAAAATTCATTTGTGTCACTCTTTCTTACGCTGACTGCCCCGTCCTCTTTTCACGCAACGCATGAAACAGGCAAAAACAATAAAAAATGGCAAGGTGCAAGCCCTCGTGATACGCAACGTTACTTAAATAAAGTGTGGGCACAGTTACGTGCACAGTTTGCCAAACGTGGAATCGGTTTTTTTGGCTTTCGTGGCGTTGAACCACATCACGACGGCACACCGCATTGGCACTTGCTGATGTATGTAAAACCTGAACATAAAGATGATGTTATTCATCTATTCCGCAAGAAAGCATTGGAATTAGATGGCGATGAATTCGGTGCGAAAAAATACCGTTTCAACGTAGATGAAATTGACCCAAACAAAGGTTCTGCCATTGGCTATGTGGCGAAATACATCGCCAAGAATATCTATGCAGGTAAGCAAGGCAAAGAAATGTCAGATGAAGTAGAAAATCTGACATTACTTGAAAACGTACAACGTGTCAGTGCGTGGGCAAATCTTTGGGGCATTCGTCAATTCCAGTTTTACGGTACACCGTCAATTTCGACATGGCGTGAACTTCGCAAAATTGATGATGCCATGGCAGCAATTGCGGACGATGAAGTATTGGATATTGGTCGTACGGTGGCTGATGTGAGTTGCTTTGGTAGTTATTTAAAAGTGCAAGGTGGCGCAATGACAAAACGTTGCGACCAACCAATTTGCATTGAGTATGAGGAATGCGAACCGAATAAATACGGGGAGATTCGTAAGAAAATTATGGGGGTAAAAAACAGATTCACAGAAAAGAAAATCATCACCAAATTAAAAAACTGGGTGATTAAATCAGCGAAAAGTGCGTTGGGTTCCACCGCACTTAATTCGGAGTCCACCGAAACAAACAAGGCGCATCGCGCCGCTTGGACTTGTGTCAATAACTGTAACCGCTCAAAATTTGAACAGCAAGTTAATTTATTGATGTTGCCTATCGGTTCGCCATTAAAACCGTCACAAATTGACCTTTTAATGCGCCATGGACGGTTACGGCTTAATGACTATCGGTGGATTTGTTGCGAAAACGATGAAGTTTTCATCAAAGAAGAAAAAATTCCGTTGGCTCAAACCTTTGGTTGGGGCGAGAGCTTGGGGGATTTTAAATTAATGTAATATGGAGAAATTGTATGGATTTTACATACGACGAAAAACAAGCCTTACAAGGCGGAATGGGCGCATTTGTAGAAAATACTGGTGCATATAAAGGTAAAATTATTTTTGCAGAATGGATTAGCACAAGTGCTGGAGCTGAAGCATTAAAATTAACTTTTGAAACCGATCAAGGTGAAAGAGCAGATTATTTGAATATTTATTATCAAGGTAAAGACGGGCTACCAATTGATTTTGGGGTAAAGATGATACAAGCAGTGATGGGAGTCACTGGTGTACGCAAATTAAGTCGTTTAGCATCTGATTCTGCATTAATTTGCCCTGAATTAAATAGCAAACCTATTGGATTATTCTTGCAAAAAGTACTCTACACAAAACAAGATGGTTCAGATGGCTATCGTTTTCAAATTATTGTGCCATTTTCTCCAAAAAGCGAAAAAACATTAGCTGAATTTAAAAATGGAGAAGATGCAAAACGTATAGTGCATTTATCTCAAACAATGCGTGATAAAGACGAGCGAGAAAAACCAAAACGAGGTCGCCCACCTAAAAAAGAAAATGTAGCTACAACTGTTCAACAAGACGATCCTTTGTCAGCATTTCATGATGATGAAATTCCATTCTAGGAGGGATATATGGAAAATCTACAACAGCTTATAAAAAACATCGAACAATGGGCAGAAGATCGCAATTTGATTAAAGGCTCAACGCCTAAAAGACAATTCATTAAATTATTAGAAGAATTTGGTGAATTGTGCAATGGAATATCAAAAGCAAAATTAGACCTTATTAAGGATAGCATCGGGGATTGCGTTGTGGTTTTAACAATTATTTCAGCACAACGAAATCGTAATGAAATTAATATCGGGTCAATGGCAGTTGAACACCATCCCAAAACCGAACTCACTGCAGATGATTGTGTGATTGAATTGCTTCATGATTTAACTCGAATTAGCTGTGAACTAGACCGCAATACATCTCTTGAAATGTTATTCGGCAATATTGTTTTAGATTTAGTTGAAGTTTGCAATTGCTTTGATCTTGATTTAACAGATTGTGTGCAAGCAGCTTGGGATGAAATTAAAGACCGCAAAGGACGTATGATTGATGGTGTGTTTGTGAAAGAGGGGGATTTGTGATGATAACGAATGAACAAGTGATGGAGAAACTCGCTTCAATCGAGGCTTTATTGCAAAAACCTGTTATCAATGAACATAGCCGTGAATTATGGACGATTGATGATGTCGCCAAATATTTCGGATTTAGTATGGATCATACTCGCAGAAATGTTATCGCTAGTCCTTTCTTCCCCGCTGCTGTGGCAATTTCTGGGCGGACAGGTGGGAAAAGTAAAGATTTATATGTATCAGGTGAGGTTGTTTCATTCTGTTTGAAACATAAAAAGCGAAAAGCAAGAATTTGAAAAAGGCGGGGATTAAACCCCGCCTTTGTTTTATAGCCGTTGAGCAATCTCTGCCATATCAGGTGCGTAATAGGTATTTTGCAGAATACTGAGATCTCTATGGCCCGATATTTTGGCTAATACCATTACATCCACTTTTTCTGCCAATCTGGTTAAGGCTTCACGGCGGGTATCGTGAAAATGTAAATTGGCATTTTCAAGCCCTGCCATCTTTTTGAGCTTGCGGAAGTTGTGATCCAGTTGGCGTGCTTCCATTTGGAATACTCGCGGGTCACTTTCTGTTTTTACCGAAGTAAGATGTTGTAAAATCTCTATTGCTTTTACCGAAAAAGGCACCGTGCGTGAATATCCATTTTTAGTAATTGGCAAAAAGGCAGTGCGCTTTTCAAAATTGATATTATTCCAAGTTAAACTTGCTATTTCCCCTGCTCTCATTGCTGTTTCTATCGCAAAAAGAAATGCCGCACCCGTGCGATTTTGTAAGGTTTTTGGCGGTTCAATATGTTCGACATCATAACCTGACACAAAAATCAGACGCTCAATTTCGTGTTCATCATATCGACGAGTTCTAGGTGCTGGCGCTTTTGGTTTCTCAAGATATTTTAGGGGGTTTTCTGTTATAAAATCCCATTCAATCGCTTTGGCCATCAGAGCTGAAAGCGAACTACGTTCACGCAAAACTGTTGCTGGAGAGACTTCTTTTAATCGTTGATTTTGCCACTCACGGAAATGTGCTTTTCCTATTTCTTGTAAGGATATTGCTGCAAGCGGAGTGCGAGAAAGACGTAATAATCTTATCCGTTCTTCACGTTTCCCACGCTTGGTTACCGTAACTTCTTTTAGATACTTATCAATGAGTTCATCCAATGTAATATCAGGGATTTCATTATACTTTCCAGATTCGAGCTGTTTTTCGAGCATTTCTGCCCATTTTTTTGCGTCTGTTTGAGTCAAAAAAGTGGCTGATTTGCTCACGCCAAACTTGCGCACTTGTGCGCGCCAACGCTTGCCATTCTTAATAATTGTCGCCATTGTTTACTCCATAAAAATGTGTGCAATGCACGTGTGCAAAAATGTGTGCAATGGAGTATAGAACAGATCGAAATCGATCCCAATCGGTATAAAAATGCTACCTTTTAGGCGATTTTGATATAAAAAAGAAGGTGTGTTTTAGTGTGTGAAATTATATAAGTTATTGTTTTTACTTATATTTTATCTATTTTTCTCTGAGAATTGGGGAATAAAGAAAAATAGAGATGGTGCGACTAGCTGGACTCGAACCAGTGACCCCCACCATGTCAAGGTGGTGCTCTAACCAACTGAGCTATAGTCGCGCTGTGTAAAGTGCTTGGCATTATAGATATTTTTAATCTGAAAACAAGTATTTTTCTTAAAACCCGATATAACTGGCAAAAAAGTAAACAGTATTGCCTTAAATAACAGGGCTGTTTTTGATTTCCCAAATTTTTAAGCGTATAATGCGCACCGATTTTTCATCTGGCTAATATATAGCCAAGTAAAAATAGTATCTTTAAAATTTTGTAATTATTGACGGAGTAAATAATGTCTAGAAGACTAAGAAGAACGAAGATTGTATGTACTATGGGCCCATCAACTGACCGTGATAACAATCTTGAAAAAATTATCGCAGCGGGCGCAAACGTAGTTCGTATGAACTTCTCTCACGGTACACCTGATGACCATATTGAACGTGCTGAACGTGTACGTTCTATTGCAAAAAAATTAGGTAAAACTGTGGCAATCTTAGGTGATTTACAAGGTCCTAAAATTCGCGTTTCTACCTTTAAAGATGGTAAGATTTTCTTAGACATTGGTGACAAATTCATTCTTGATGCAGAGTTACCAAAAGGTGAAGGTACACAAGAATCTGTTGGTTTAGACTATAAAACCCTTCCACAAGATGTTGTTCCTGGCGACATTCTTTTATTAGATGACGGCCGTGTTCAATTAAAAGTATTATCAACTGATGGGGCGAAAGTTTTTACTGAAGTTACTGTTGGTGGTCCATTATCAAATAATAAAGGTATCAACAAATTAGGCGGTGGTTTATCTGCTGATGCATTAACAGAAAAAGATAAAGCAGACATTATTACCGCTGCACGCATTGGCGTTGATTTCTTAGCCGTTTCTTTCCCTCGTTCAAGCGCTGACCTAAATTATGCGCGTGAACTTGCACAACAAGCAGGTTTAAATGCAAAAATCGTTGCTAAAGTTGAACGTGCAGAAACAGTGGCTACTGATGAAGCAATGGACGATATCATTTTAGCATCTGATGTAATCATGGTTGCTCGTGGTGACTTAGGTGTAGAAATCGGCGATCCTGAATTAGTCGGCGTACAGAAAAAATTAATCCGTCGTTCACGTCAATTAAATCGTGCTGTAATTACAGCGACTCAAATGATGGAATCAATGATTAGCAATCCAATGCCAACTCGTGCTGAAGTGATGGACGTTGCAAACGCAGTATTAGATGGCACTGATGCAGTTATGCTTTCTGCAGAAACAGCTGCAGGTCAATATCCTTCTGAAACAGTAGCTGCAATGGCTAGCGTATGTTTAGGTGCAGAAAAAATGCCAAGCATTAATGTTTCTCGTCACCGTATGGATAAAGAATTTGAAACTATTGAAGAATCTGTTGCCATGTCTGCAATGTATGCAGCAAACCACATGAAAGGTGTTGCAGCAATTGTCACTTTAACTAGCACAGGCCGTACTCCATTATTAATGTCACGTATCAGCTCAGGTTTACCTATCTTTGCTTTATCTCGTAATCAAGAAACCTTAAACCTTTGTGCACTATACCGTGGCGTAACTCCAGTTTATCATGGTGAAGATAGCCGCTCAGAAACCAGTGCAAAAGCAGCACTTCAGTCATTAAAAGAAAAAGGTTACTTATCTACTGGTGATTTAGTGCTTGTTACTCACGGTGGCCAAGGTGCGACACAAACCAATGTATGTCGTACATTAATTATTGAATAATCAACAATCTGAACACTTTAAAATGAAAGAGCGGTGGATTTTTCCACCGTTTTTTATTTCCTTTTTTCACCGCACTTTTCACTTAAACCCAATAGATATTTGCGGTATCATAGACGGCATTCTAGTATCGAAATAAGTCCTATGGCATCACAACCTCAAATCAAATCTTCTGACAAAAAAACGGCACAAATAAGTATTCCACCGCACTCACTTGAGGCTGAACAAGCCGTGTTGGGTGGCATAATGCTGAGCAATCAACATTGGGATGGCATTGCTGAACGTGTGATTGCTGACGATTTTTATACTTTTCAGCATCGCCTAATTTTTACAGAAATGGAACATCTAATGCGTAATCAATCGCCTATTGATTTAATTACGCTAGATCAAGCCTTAAGAAGCCGTGGTGTAAGCGATGAAGTGGGTGGATTTGCCTATCTAGCTGAGCTTTCCAATAATACGCCAAACGCGATTAATATCTTGGCTTATGCGGATATTGTGAGAGAAAAAGCCATATTACGAGAACTTATTTCGGTAGGAAATCACATTGCTGAAAATAGCTATTCTCCCAAAGGGCAAGACATCAAGTTAATTCTTGATGAGGCTGAGCGTGAAGTGTTTGCGATTGCAGAAAAACGGACAACTTCTAGCGAAGGCCCGCAAAATGTGATCAATGTGCTGGAAAGTACTATTGAAAAAATCGATATTTTGAGCAAACTTGAAAATCATTCTGGCGTAACGGGCATTACGACCGGTTTCACTGATCTTGATAAAAAAACGGCAGGTTTACAGCCTTCTGACTTAATTATCGTTGCGGCACGTCCGTCAATGGGTAAAACCACTTTCGCCATGAACCTTTGCGAAAATGCCGCAATGGCAAGTGAAAAACCTGTTTTAGTATTTAGTTTAGAAATGCCCGCAGAACAAATTATGATGCGTATGATCGCTTCCCTTGCTCGCGTTGATCAAACTAAAATCCGAACAGGTCAAAATTTAGATGAAATCGAGTGGAATAAAATTGCTAGCGTAGTTGGGATGTTCAAGCAAAAAAATAATCTCTATATCGATGACTCTTCAGGCCTAACGCCTACTGATGTTCGTTCGCGCGCACGCCGAGTTTATCGTGAAAATGGTGGATTAAGTATGATTATGGTGGATTATTTGCAATTAATGCGCGCACCCGCATTTTCAGATAACCGAACACTAGAAATCGCAGAAATTTCTCGCTCCCTAAAAGCGCTCGCTAAAGAATTACAAGTGCCAGTGGTCGCGCTTTCTCAGTTAAATCGTACTTTAGAACAACGTGCAGACAAACGCCCTGTAAACTCAGATTTACGTGAATCTGGCTCCATTGAACAAGATGCAGACTTGATTATGTTTATTTACCGAGATGAAGTCTATAACGATAACTCGGAAGATAAAGGTGTTGCAGAAATTATTATCGGTAAACAGCGTAACGGCCCGATTGGTCGAGTGCGGTTAAAATTTAATGGACAATTCTCACGCTTTGACAATCTCGCCGAACAACGTGAATATCATGATGATTATTAA